CTCATCAGGTGTCATGGTGCGGTCAGTTGGAATGACTACCCGTAACCTTGGTCGGTGCGGCGTGTGTGAGCGAGTACTGTACACGGCGTAAGCCATGCCCAAAGTGTCCACTGTACGCACTACATTATCCGTTTGGCCAGGCTCAATAGCGTCAAGGTCAAGGGTGATAAGGTCACGGCCTGTGACATTAATCGCCTTACGTTGGAGACCGATTAAACTACCACCGACAAAACCGCCGATGTCCTTCAGCTTAGCCTGTGCCGACTTTGGCAGTTGATGATACTGTTCAACTGTTTCCGTAGTGCGTTGTGGTGTACGAAGTCGTTCGATGAACTCGGACCACATGAGCTCCGTTTGAATCCATTGTTTAGACGTGCGACTTTGGCCTACGCTAATTATTAGTTTTTTATCATTAATCATATGGCCAACGCCCTTTCTAATCCTTCATATAATAATCACTGGTAAATCCGGCGGCAGATAGGTGTAACCCTTCAGCCCAGGGAATCGGAGCACCAAATAAGGCGTTAACCTTATCAAGGGTTTTCTCCTTATCCTCGGAAGGGATTTCCATAACCGCTTCATCGTGGATGTGCATAGTAATCGGATACCCTGCCATCGTCAAACGTCTCAACGTAACTGCCAGGCAGTCACGAGCAACGGCTTGCGTAATGTTTTCTACGAGTTTTCCGCCGTATGTGCTGTCATCCACCCAGGCGTTGTTGAATTGCGCCTTGAAATGGACGGCGTCCTTACCGAATTGGTTTTCCGTGATATACGCACCAGGGTAAAATAGCTTTCGCCCGCTAGGTAGCTCAATCGTCATGTAGCGATAGCCGTATATCGGATCAATCTCTAAACGAAATATAATACCATGGTCAAGGCCCATAGGGTTACCTGTGGTTACGGTATATACCGCAGCGTTTTCAACCTGGTACCATAAATCACGAATACGTGGTGAAGCCTCACGCCATAATCGGACGATATCTGGAAGTTCTTCTTCCGATAGCCCCATATCAAGTGCGCCCATAGCTTTTAATGCATTTACTCCACCTTGATAGCCAAGGGCTAATTCTGCGACTTTCCCCTTTTGTCGTAGGTGTCCATTCTCACCATGTTTCACTACAGGAACCCCAAACATCGAGGATGCCGAGGCGCAGTAGATATCACCATCATGGGCGAATACTTGTTGACGCCACTGCTCACCGCTTAGCCAGGCGATAACCCGTGCTTCAATAGCGGAGAAGTCAGCCACGCATAATGTCTTACCCTCTGGGGCGATAATAGCCGTACGGATTAATTGTGAGAGCGTATCAGCTACATCCCCATATAAGAGTTCGAGCCCTACACGATTACGATGCGTCACGAGGGAACGTGCGACATCAAGCGTTTCGATGTAGTTTCTTGGTAGGTTTTGGACCTGTATGAGCCGTCCCGCCCAACGTCCAGTACGATTGGCTCCGTAGAACTGTAACACGCCCCTGAGGCGATAATCTGACCCCCAGGACTCTTCCATCTTGACGTACTTCGATACAGACGACTTGGCCAGTTTCTTACGTAAGGCAAGTACACGTTTGGCCACCTGGTTAATGTCACTCTTGAGAGCGCCGTCAACTGTATCCTTGGTAAGATTTGGAAGGTTAGCACCTGTGTTGGTGTTAATCCAATTGAGGAGTGCTTGCGTAGAATTAGGATTGGCCAAGCGTGTGATTTCCTGTGCTTCCTTTGTAAGGATGTTCGTGTTTTCTTCATCGATACATAGTGCTCCGAGGACGAGGTCATGGTCGATAAGTACACCACGGTTATTGATTTCAATATCGATGTACCAATCATTCCAGGTTTCATCAGGTACAGGAAACGATGCAAGCCGTTTATAACATTCCATCTCTGTCACTACGTCTTGACGATTGTATTCGACGTAGGTTCGCCATTTTTCAGGCTCATGATGTGGAAGGTTACGAGTACGACCTCCATTCGACTTGGTCGGATTACATGGAATACTAAAATATCGGATTAAAGCCTTGCCGGCTTTATCTTAATTTATTTTGAGGTAGCCCTAGGGCCACGCCTAACTTAGCAAGACCCATAGGATACCCTAAATACGCACCGTGAATCATCGTGCAGTGCCATTGACGTAATGGAGTCGTATATCCGGCCTTATTGAGACATGTGATTTCAAACTGTGCATTGTAAGCATGTTTGATGACATCCGGATTTTGCAAATCTTGAATCACCGCATCAGGTATCGTTTCACCTTGTGCTAGATCCACAACTTCAACCTGGCCAAAGTCATACGCGTATGCGAATAGGAGGATTTCGAAATCCTCCGCTTCGACATATTTGTATACCCCTGCGCCAATGTCATTTGACGAAAACGTCTCTATGTCAATACTTAGGTGGCTCATAATGGCCACCTATTACATTGGAAGGCCAGTTACAGGGTTGATAGCTGGAACGGCTTCAGCACCACCGAATACATTTGCCGCGCTACCTTGCGGAGCTCCGAATACAGATGCAGCGGATGCAGGTTGGCCACCTCCAAGAGGTTCACCATCACGTACCTTTTGTACAGGGCCTAAACCGGCGGAGATACCAGAGGATTGATTGTTATAGAAATAGAAGTTAACCAACACGTTGGCATACATGCCAGAATATACTTGGCCAGGTTCAGTAAGTGGTTGACCTTGAAGGTCGACTACTTCAGGCTTGAATTTCATGGATTGAGAAGCATTGAATACGTAATGACCTTTACATTCAGGGCCGTATTCTTTTCCACCTGGCGTGTAGCCATCGCCATCGTGAATTGGTGTTTTAGGTTGAGCCGGAACTTTGGCACCATGTTTCACACGAGCGTCTGCAATAGCTGCTTCAATGGCTTGAGTAATTGCTTGAACTTGTGCGGTGTCAGATTTAGGTACAAGGATCATAGCGCTATATTTAGCTTCGCTGAAATTGTTAGGGTTAGTATATGGTTCAAGTAAATGAACAAAGGATAAACGTACGTTTTGTAAAAGAACTTCTGTTGGTCTGCATTGAAATGCCATAATTAGTTACCTCCATTGGTATTGAATACTTGCGCCGCACTTTGTTGGTTCGTGATACGTGGGCGCTTATCCGTATCAACTACAAGAGTAGGTTTGCCAGGATTCTTAACGACCTGGTCACCTACGAGCTCATTAAATTCTTTCTTACCGATGGCCTTCTCAATCTGAGCCAAGGTGAGAACCTTACGTTCATAGAGGATAGATTCATCTACCCCACCATTAATCAGGGTTTGAATGGCAGTATCACCATCTTGGAACGCTCTGGAGCCTCTGCCCTCTACTGCTTTCCAACCAGGCACCTCCGCACCGGCTAAGGATTCAGATAAAGCGTATTCCTTGATATCCTTGTACCAGGATTCGATATCTTTGCCGTGTTCTAGGTAGGTACCTAGTTCTTCAAGGCTAATCAGACGAGGGTCTTGGTTCGTGAACACATGCATCGCATCGAAATGCTCGCATCGTGTTCTACATTGAGCCTTTGCCCTACAGAACCCACACCAGGCACCAGCCTCAAATGTGTGGCCTTCCATTTCGTAGGCCTCCTTAGCCTTTGGCGCGACTACCTCCTCACCCCATTTACGAAGGTCATCGGAGGACATTTCAAACTCTGAAATGTTGTTAACACGAGGCTGTACAATGGTCATCTTAATAGTGCTGAATTTATATAAGAGACTGTAATCGTGCATCGCACCGAGTGCGTATAACATCATTTGCGGGTTATGATCCGCATCAACTACAACACCTTTACCGTGCTTATAATCGATGATGTGGAGCGTATCACCCGCTAAGATGATACAGTCCGCCGTGCCAAATCCTTCAGGTACATATTGGCTAAAATCAACACGCTTTTCGATGACTACCACAGGAGCGACCTTTTAACTTAACATGATGGACTTGATGTATTCGAGATACACGTCTGTAGTTTCGTCCATCTCAGGTGCCCATAACTCATTCTTCTTTATTTTGTTATAAGCCCTGGTGTAGGTGCCTTTGGCCATTACCGTAGTGTATTTTTTCAATTTCAATTCGCATAGTTCATGTGCGAGGGTTCCTTCCTTTGCATATTCTGATGTAGTATCAGGGAAGGTCGCCTCTAATCGAGGCGCCCCCGTACAATGTAGCCACCTATGGGAACTTGATGCGCTTAGTAGCGCATGGCTAGCCATTAGATTCGAGCCCCCATGTTGCGAAGGTCAACTACGAGATTAGGGAATTGGTCCTTTGGAAGTTCAGGAAGGCTTGCCACTTTGTACTTTTGCATTAACCCGACAATTTCATTCGTACGGCCTGCATCCATTAATGGTTGCAATGCCACTTGAATTTCTTCCAAGGTATATTCCTTAACCGGTGCTACCGGTACAGCTGGTGTAGGCGGTGCTTGCGTTGGCTCTGGAGTCGTTGGTACCGACACGGATGTCTGTACCACAGGTGCTACTGGAGTAGGTTGAGCGACTGGAGCCACCGGTCGAGCTTGGACTGTGGCGGGTACCACAGGGGCTGTGGGCGGTTCTTTCGTCGTAGGTATATTACTGTAGCTGAGGAACAATTTAAGTTCTTCACAAAGGGATACATAATTTTTTGCTTCAAAAGTGATTCTAATCATGAGGAAATCCTTTCTAGTTAATATCTAAATAATGCCGTGAAAGTGTAGCAGTAGGAGAACACAAATACCTAAGATGATGAATACGACTTGGCAAGCTCTAGTCACCCAGGTATCAATCTTAGTAAGTCGATTAGTAATAATCTTTTCACGTTTAGCTTGTTCTCTTAGGGAGCTTCTAACATCCCACGGACTAGGCGGAGGCGTAATAGGTTCCTTAGGCGAAATCAACTGCTCTATTGCAGTATCTTTCGCTATCCGTTTTCTTCTATTTTTCCGAGCCATTTGTAGTACCCCCTAAGATAATTGTTCTTTGGGTTTTGTAAATCCCGGTTTATCAATAAATTCCATAAGCGTTGCACACATGGCCTCCGCGAACTTGTGCGGATTACAACTATGGTCGTGAGCGATAACTACTACTGCGCTAGCAAGTAATGCAGCTAACACAGTTTCACTTCCAACCGTTGTAATACACTTACATGTGCAGGTACTCATATCCTCGGCTAAGGACATATCAATGTTGAGCGTGTAGGGCGCGTTCTTGTTCATAGTGACCTCCTAAATGCGACGTTGCGCAGCAACTTCTTGCGTTAACTCATCCACTAAGCGTTCCAACTTGCTGATACGGCTTTGTGCATCCTTAGCCTCAGCGAGGTAATCAGATCCTTTGCCCGTTTTAAAGGCAAGATTGATTGTGTACTGATTTTCAGCACCCAATGTCATACCAGCACCAATCATTACACGTTCATTAGGGCGATAGAATGCCCCCAATGCTACTGCGTTAGCATTGCGGTAATGCCCATAGCTAATAGCAAAAGATGCTTTATCATTACGATTAAAGTCGAGTGGATGCAAGCCACTTAACGCAGCACTAGATGCCCCCAACTTGTTAATGCGTTGGTCTGTTGCATTGATACGATTGTTAATTTCACCGGCCATGTTATATTGGCGGTTTTCCAAATTAGTGATGCGTGTTTCATGGTTTGCTGATGTACCTTGAAGCGCACTGATATCAGCCGTATTAGTACGCACCTTTGCACCAATAGTATTAATCTCATCGTACGCAGCGTATAATTGGGAGCCGTTGACCGCGTCCAAGCTGTCAGCCTCAACGCGCCCTGCGCTCACGTTTTGAAGCTGTCTATTATACTGAGCAACGCCACCTGCACCTGTGCGAGCTTTGGAGCCAAAGGATACGACGGCGCCTGGTTGTTCGCCTGCGAAGATGTGA